CAGTTTCATCTGAAGCTTTTGCAGTGTTGATAACAGTTACACTATCACCAGCAGCAGAAAAGATTGCTGCGATTTCATCTGCGGTTCTTTCTTCCATGATAAAAAATAGATTTGTTTACAGTTTACCCTGCTTCGAGGGCTGTGACTTTTGCAGATAACTCTTTTATTGCATTAACAAGTATTGGTACAAGTCTTTCGTATTTCATTCCATAAGACATTCCATCTGGAGTTAAATTTACAATAAGAGAATCTTCATTTGATGACCCATATCCATTTGCTTTCTCTACTTCTAATGCTTCCTGTGCCAAAAACCCAATATGTGTTTTAGTTCTTTTCTTTGATCCGTCTGGTGTACCATAAGGTTCTTCATCTGTTCCGTACCATGTCCTTCTATCCCATCTGTAAGTAACAGGTCTTAAAGCCTCAATCCAAGCAAGTCCAATGTTGAAACTTGCTACATCTGTTTTGTCTCTTGAATCAGAAGATGATATTGAAGTATCGGCACAAAATAAACTTGCTACATTATTATCTCCAAGACAAACAATATTACTTGCTCCTGCAAAGATCCCTCCAGGTCCATTTGCTGTTCCAGCATTTCTTCCTAAACACGTGTTATTTGATCCTGTTGTAATACTTGAACCAGCATTTTCTCCAATAGCAGTATTTTCTGCTCCAGTTGTGTTTGCTCCTAGGGTGTTATATCCAACCGCAGTATTGTTATTAGCAGTTGTATTAGCATCTAAAGCACCAGAACCAACAGCTACGTTTTGTTCTCCTGTTGTGGTTTCTTCTAAAGCTTGATAACCAATAGCGGTATTATTTGAAGCAGTTTCATTTTCATATAAAGCACCTCGTCCGATTGCTACGTTTTGAGTCCCTGTTGTGTTTGTAAATAGAGAATTTATTCCAATGGCTACGTTAGAACCTCCAGTTGTGTTTGCTTTTAACGCTTGAAACCCTACAGCAGTATTGCTTTCTCCAGTCGTATTATCATTCAAGGAATCTTTACCGAAAGCAGTGTTATTATCTGCTGTTGTGTTTGCAGCTAAAGAACCAGTACCAAATGCACAGTTACTTCCACCAGAAGTGTTATTTGACAAAGCATTTTTACCAACAGCAGTATTTGATGCGCCTGTATTGTTAGCAGTTAATGAACCATAGCCAACACCAATATTATTATTGCCTGTTGTATTCGCATCTAATGCAGTAGAGCCTACAGCTACATTAAAAGTTCCAGTTGTGTTTACTAGTAAAGAATTTTTACCGACAGCAGTGTTATCGTGTGCTGTGGTGTTATTTTGTAAGGCATTAGTACCTATGGCAGTATTAGAATTACCAGTTGTGTTTGAAGTTAAAGTTGATCTACCTACAGCAGTGTTATTAGACGCAGTTGTATTAGCAAGAAGGCTGTTTTGCCCTAAAGAACTGTTATTTGATCCTGTAGTGTTTGCACCTAAAGCACTTCTACCAACAGCCGTATTATTGTTTCCAGTTGAGTTTGAAGCTAAAGCGTTTGCTCCAAGAGCCGTAACGTCAGCACCAGTTGTATTAGATTGCAGAGAAAAAGCACCAAGACCTGTATTTCTTTCACCTGTAGTGTTTGCACTTAAAACATCATAACCAACGGCAGTATTATTACTTGCGGTAGTATTAGCATCCAAGCTGAAATTTCCTACAGCTACGTTTTTAGTTCCAGATGTATTTGCATTAAGAGCATCAACACCGATTGCCAAGTTATTATCTGCTGTAGTGGCTGTATTTAAAGCACCTTTACCAATAGCAACATTATCACTACCAGTCGTTATTGCAAACATGCAAGACTGACCTAAAGCAGTGTTTTGTGTTCCTGTTGTACAATCGAAAAGAGAATTAGACCCAACAACTGTGTTTAATGAACCTGTTGTAATTGCCTTTCCAGCTCTTCTTCCCACTGCTGTGTTGTTAGCTCCGCTTGTATTAGCAGTTAAAGATTCGAAACCAACAGCAGTATTATTACTTGCGGTAGTATTAGCGTCTAATGCTAAAGCACCCACAGCTACATTCTGAGTTCCAGTTGTGTTGTTAAATAAAGCACTTCTACCGACAGCTACATTATCACTAGCTGTTGTGTTAGACGTTAAAGTAGATATGCCTAAAGCAACATTGCCTGAACCAGTTGTGTTTGCTTGTAATGAAGCACCGCCAATTCCTACGTTGAAACTTGAAGTTGTATTGGATAATAAAGAGCTTGCTCCAATAGCTATGTTTTGAGTTCCGCTAGTATTTGTTGTTAAAGAATTAAAACCTATTGCAGTATTATTTCCACCAGTAACAGCAGCATCTAAAGCATTTTCTCCAAGGACAGTATTACCAGCAACAGAGTTTGCTCCTTTACCTATATCTATTGAATTAAAAGATCCATCGGTAGTAAATGTAGGAGAAATCTTTGAACCTGCTATTGCTGCACTTGCGTTTATATCTGCGTTTACAATACTTCCATCTACTATAGAAGCAGACACTACAGAATTACTTGCTAACTGATCAGCACCTACAGCATCATCTGCTATCTTGGCTTGTGTTACAGCATCATCAGCAAGTTTAGTTGTAGTTACGTTAGTATCAGCTATCTTTGCTGACGTTACATTGGAATCTGCTATCTTTGCTGTTGTTATATTTTGATCATCTATAACATTTGTTATAACAGAGTTTGCTGCTAAGTTGGCAGCAGTTATGGTTTGGTTTGCTATCTTAGCCCCTGTTACAGCAGCGTTATCTATAGTGAATGATTCACTTACAGTACCAACATTTGCAACTGTTATATCACCTTTATCACCATTAGTAAGACTAGCTCCACCACCACCTCCATCATCAGCAATAATAAAGTTACCACTAGAAGCTTGATACTTAAGAATCTTACCGTCTGCTACACCTGTTGTATTTACATTAGAAAGATCACCAATTTGTTTTGTTGAGGTTACATCTGCATTAGCAGCTATACCAGAAAGTTTTGTCTTCTCCGCATCTGTAAAAGCATTGGTATCACTATTATTTTCATAGGCTGTTTTAATTTCACTATCTGATTGATCAGCAGTAGCGTTACTTTCAATATTTGTTAGCTTTGTTTTTTCTGCATCTGTAAAAGCATTTGTATCAGAGTTTGCTTCATAAGCTGTCTTTATTTCAGCATTAGTTTGATCGGCTGTAGCGTTAGATTCTATACCTGTTAATTTAGTTTTTTCCGCATCTGTAAAAGCGTTGGTATTAGAGTTGGCTTCGTATGCAGTTTTGATTTCAGCATTAGTTTGATCTGCGGTAGCACCACTTTCTATTGCATTTAATTTTGTATGGTCTGCATCTGTAAAGACATTACTATCAGTTGCAGCTTCTACTGCTGCTCTTATCTCTGCGTTTGTTTGATCTCCTGTTGCACCCTCTTCAATAGTTGAAAGTTTTGCTAAGTTTTCTTGTACACTAAATAAAACTTGATTTGTATTAGCATCTAAATCTGTTTCAGTAAGAACACTACCATCTTGAAAATCAACAGCTTTTGCACTGATATTAGTATCTCTTTGAAATTTAATAGCAACACCATTACCAGGTTCATTACCACTGGTAAAGGTTATCTGTGTTGCACTGGTAAAAGTGTAATGAGTAGAAAGAGTTTTTAAAACACCTCCTACTGTTACATCAACATCAGTATCTTTTATGTAAGAAAAAGATATAGCGAAAGGACCAGCAGTACCATTACCAGTATGGTTTGTAAAAGATGCAGCAGTGTTAGTAGCCATGATTAGTTAGAAGGAGAATTAAGAAGTTTTAATGACTCAAGATTGTCATTACCTGCTTCTCTCTTTATAGCAGCTTGAACTCTTGCGTATTCTAAAGCACGTTCTTTATTTTTACTTAGCCATATTTGTTTACCAACTTTTTTGTATTTATTTACTATATCTCTTATAATATCTTCTGCTAAATCACGATTAGCTTCTTGTGCTTGAACTTCTATATCCATGTTGTTTTGTTCAATCATTTCACCTCTTACACTTTTCATTAAAGCTTGAAAATCTTTTTGTTGTATGCGGTTATGCAATGCTCTAACCATAGTTACGCCATTAATTTTTGCAAAAGCAGTTTCTTCAATAAGATCTAAATGCTCATCGTAAGTTAGTTCAATACCACTTCCTACAGGAGAACCACTTGGTAAATTACCCAATGTTAATTCATCTGAAGGTTGAGTTATCCTTGCACCAATATCATCAAGTGTTGTAAGAACATTGTTATTGATACTACTTGTTTCTTTGATTGGATTAAGAACACTCATAGTATCAGGGCCAAAGCCAACTGGGTATTCAATGATAGAACCAGTTATAAAGTTTCTCATTGGCCTGAGACCACCACTATAGCCAGGTATTGTTGTTGTTAATTCATTATGAAACTTTCTCAACCATACGAAGTTGTCATCACCTGCTCTTGTCTTTTTATCTAATATTTCTTTATCAGAAGTTACATTTCTTTTGACTGATCTACCAAGCGAACTAAATGGATTGACAGTAGCTGCTGCTCTTCTAGCAAGCCAGTTTTGAAAAAATTGTGGTTTTCCTAACAAATCAGCAAGTTCAGTAATACCTTGTAAATAAGTTTTGTTTGTAATATTACGACCTAATGCAACAGAAGCAGCAACACCAAAATCATCACGATCTTGTTGGTTAAGACCGCCTGTTATAGATGCTGCATCAGCAGCCATCATAAGAAAAGAAGACCAAGGATCTAATCTTCTAAAACTGACATATTTATATCTAGGTTTACCATCTTTACCCATGCGTATATTACCATCTTCATCTTTTAAAAGAAACCTAAAACTATATGGTTGCCAACCTGTAGCACGTTTTTGATTAAGCATATTAAAGTCAGAAGGGCCACCACCAGTTATTGCTAATTCCGACATAGGATCATTAATTGCAAATGCTGTAGCACCAGCAATACTCCATATTGCACCACCTAAATACATTTCACCTCTTGCTTTTGCTGCTACAGAAGGATCAGTACTTTTAAGTGCTTGTCTATATTCTTTTAAAGCCATATTCACTCCAGGAGTTCTCCTTACCTGTGCTTTAAATATATTTACTGGTGTTCTTACAAAAGGTAAGACCACTCTTCCAAAAGGATGTCGTGAAACTCCTTGTATTGCAGCACCTAAACTATCCTCTGGCAAATCAGCAGTAAATGTAGTCTCAGCAGCATATTTTTGTGCTTTATCGTATAGATCTACAACAGATTTGTCTTTGACATTTGCCATGCTGTTTTTATTTACAATTTCAATAGTGCCATCAAATTGTTCTTGTATATGTTTTTGTAAATCAGCACCTTGCAAACCTTTTCTCATACCATCTTCCCAAGCACTAGCTTTTACATAAGCTCTAAAATTAAGTTGTTTAAAAAATTCATCCTCTGCTAATAAAAATCTACCTGGTAAACGAATAATAGTACCTAATCCATTTACAATATTTGCTAAATTTCCATCTCCCTCCATTCTTATTTGAAAACGATCAGCTTCTTGTATCATTGCACCAGGATTAATAATATTATCCTCTATTTGAAAAGATAGTTTTGCTGCTTTTAATGAATCAGTAATAGATGACATAAGGTAATAGAGTTCCTTACCACCTCGCATAGCCTGCATTTGATCAAATCCTTGACGAGAAACAGAACCTAAAGTGTTTTCTAATGGTCTAGCCAAAGTATTCAAAGCAGTAGACATAATATTTACTGCGTGTGTTTCTGGACCTGACAATATTGAATTTATAAAAATCTCATTTTGTATTTTTACTCCTCTCATTAATTTATTTTCACTTGCCATTTTTTGCAAGGCTTGAGGATTACCTTGTGCAGCTTGTAGTTTCTTGGTAATTAGTCTTAGTTTTTTAAGTGATGCTTTATCGCCATTTTCAGCAGCATCTAATATCTCTTGTAATGAAAACTCAGCTAATGGGTCGGTAGGTTCTTTAACTGTTCCTCTTATATCAGTAGCTTGATCTATTGCTTTTTCTGCTGGTGTTCTGCCTTTTAAATCATCTACAGAAGCAGCTACCTTACCTACCCCACCACCTGCTCTGTTAGCAGCTAATGTTTGTGCTGGTACTGTTTTAAGAGGTTTGTTAAGAGTGATAAGACCATCTAACACTTTTGCTTCAGTAACAAATTGTTCTTTAAGTTCTTGAAACCCTGCTTTATTGCCAGCAGCTAAACTTTCATCCATTGACTTTGCTAATGAAGCTAGATTGATAGCATTTTTATTCATCAACTGATTCATTGCAATTAATGTTGCAGGTAAGTCTTCTTCTCCTCCTCTGCCATATCTGGCGTTAAATAATCTTGCAGACTCTATAGTTTCCTGTGGCAACAGACTATTTGCAGATTGAACCATATCTGCAAAAGTTCTTTTATAAGGCCAAGTATTATTAGCATCAAGTTCTTTTATCTTGTCTGCTCTATCAATAATTAGTTTTTGTACGTCAGGATCACCACCACCTGTAAGAGTAGTAGTTTGAAAATATTGTCCTTTTGTATTGGTTTTTGTGTTAAATGTTGTTTGTACCTTTGGATCTGCTAAAGCATCAAGATCTACTTTATTAATATCTAAGGAATTAGCTGGATCAAAGTATATTCTTACTTTATGTAGTCTTTTACCTTTACCTGCCTTCTTTCCTCCTTGATGAGTAAAACCACCAAACCCTTTTTCTTTAAAATAATTTTGAAAATTACCAAATATATCGTCAATTACTGTATTAGAACTTACACCTCTTGCATTTGAATAAGCTCTTATTTCATCAAATAATTGAGATAATGTGTAGTTATCACCTAAATCATTAATTGCTTCTGAAACAATATTTTCAAAAGGACTGTCATCAAAATTATTAACAAAGGTTTTTAATTCTGCATCAACAGGTTGATCTAGGTCATAAAAATTTACAGGTTGTTTTTCTGCAATCTCATAAGTAACTGGTCTAAAATCTGGTGTTTTAGGAGGGTTATCTGCTAATTCATCTAAACGATCAGCTATTTTATTAAAAGCATCAACATTAGTTCTTGAGCCACCAGAAAATTGATTATCTATTGGGAATTGTCTAGCCTGTCTAGCAAGATCTCTTAAACGATCAGCAGACGGAACTTCTAGTCCAGGTTTTATTAATTGATTTAGTTCTGCATCTGTTATATCTAATTTAGCTAAATCACTTTGTATTCCAAAAGGTAAATCTCTTTCTTTTTTAATACCTTTAGCAATAGGTATTTCTGGTCTTAAAATTTGTTTTTTGCCTTTTTTTTGATATTTACTAGCTGTTATTAAATCATCTGTTGTATAAAATCCGTTGCCATAAATATTTTGTGATGATGCTGCCTCTCCACCTTCCTCAAGTACTATTTCTTGTGATGTTCCATGATAAAACTTACCTTGACCTCTCGTGTCAGGTAAATCAAGTTTTACTGGTGTTGTA